GGGGTTTTTTTTGTGATGCACATGTCACCACGGCGTCGCGAACGGATCGTGATCGACCGGGACGGTCTGATAATCGGGGGACGGAGCAGCGCCGACCGGTGCCGTCGAAAATAGTGGGGGCGCGCTACCACGAGGCGCGGGCCGCTGAACCCATGGGCGCGGCGGGTTGGGGACTACGGCGTTTCCGTAGCCTTGGATGATGGGGTTGTCCCAGATTCGCGAGGCTCGGTTGGGGGTCCATCCGTGGGTTTGCGCCCAGCGTTCTTCGACTTGTTGTATCCGCGGACCCAGTGTGGCGAGAAGCTCCGCGGTGGCTCGCTGAACATCGGGTCGTCCGGTTCGGCGAATTTCTCCGATAAAATTTTGCCCACCGGCTTGGTCCCCTTTTCTCCAGTCGTTTTCAACATAGTTCCCGTCAGCCCTTGCATGTACGATGTCGGCATCGGGATGCAAGTCCGACGACGCGAGCTCGCGCACTTTTCCCCAAAAATCGCGGTTGGTGAGCCCGGTTACGCCCGGCACATTGTACAGCCGATAACCCTGCTGGGTGGCGATCGGGCTAAAGAAATCACTGCCGGTCAGCTCCTGCATCTTGTTGCCGACCGCACCGGCCTCATCCATCGTCAATGGCCGACCGATCCGCATGTCGGCCATGTTTGCCTGGCTCAAATCCTTATTTGCCAGCGCCGCGCTATAACTCGGCTTGAGCCAAGCCAGCGCATCCTGGCGCAGCAATAACGCGCGCGTCGCCTCGCCGGCATTCATCAGGTCGCGCGAGGCCGGGTCGACCCCCAGCTTGTACCCACCCGGCGCCTGCCCGACCGCCGCCGGCGCCTGCGTGCCGGGGGCGACATTGCCGCGGAAGTACCCCGGCGCATCAAAGCTCGGACCGGTCAGCAGCCCGAGATGGCGGTGAATGATGTCATTGCCCTGGTCGTCGACGAGAACCGAGCGGATGTCGTCATGATAGGCTTGCCGGTCGGCCATCGAGGCGGTGTGAAACTCGGGCAGATGCCCGGAGGTCAGCCCCGGAGCCGCCTCCCACGAGGACTGCGCCATATTGCGGTTGAGCCCACTCGCATAATTCATCGCCGTCTGGGAGAGCGGCAGGTTCTCCTCCCGGCTTTTGATCGCCGCCCAGGCGGCGGCTTGCAATTCCTGGGGTTCCCAGCGCTGGCCGGTGCGCCGCTCGAGCTCGTCGAGCGCCTGATCGGCGATGATCCGGGTAAAATTATGCTGCCCTAGTGTCGGAGTCTCGTCATAGAGCTTCCCGCCTTTCCCGGGATACTCCATCCCCCGCATATTCCACACGTCATTGACGTAGGTATGCGGAAAATCAGGGTTCCAGCCGACATCGAGCGCGTTGTGAAAGGGCGCGATCTTCTCGCCGGTGACCGGATCGTTGCCGTAGTAATATCTCTCGACATCGGCCCCCATCGCCGCCGGGAAACGGCCGGCGCTCAGCGGGTCCCCCACCATCGCCTGGTTGTGCAATGTGATCGCGTGCGTCAGGTTCGACGCCACGTCGGTCTGCGGGCTGGTGCGCGCGATCGCACTGGTAAATTTTCCAGCGGTTTCCAGGTCATTGCTGGCGTTGGCGATCGCGCGGCCTGATTCGAGATACCAATTTTTTGCCGCCTCGCCTTCCTGCGCCAGATCGGCATAGCGGTTGACCAGCCCCGACACATCCTCGGGGGTCTGGATATGTGTCGGCGGCGTCACTGGCATTTTCGCCCCCGAGAGCGGCAACGCGTCATCCCCGCGCGCCAAATGCTGGCGGCGCAATTGGTCGCCCAAGCTTTCCCCAGCCGCCATCGCATCAAACGGCGGCGGGCCGGCCGGCGGCACGGCCGCACTCGGCGGCACAATGCCTTCCGGGGGCTGGTTGTGGCCAATCCCCGGCGCCGGACCCAGCTCAGCCAGCGGATCGCCCGGCAGCTCACCCGGCAGCGGCACACGACCACCGCGGCGCAGCCCGGCGCTAAGCGTGCCGGCCGGCGCCGCACCGGCGATGTGCATCAGCCCAAATTTCGCGGCCTCTTGCGGCGACATATCGGGCAACCCAGTCTCGGTCGTGCGACCGAGCAACCGGTTTTCCTGTTCCAGATACGCCGGAATGCTGAGACTGTTGTAAACGCCCTTGGCGATATCACCGATATCGCCAGCAATCGCCTGTCCGGCACCGCGCACCACGGGGGCGATCGCGCTTGACAAATTGGCGGCGCCAACCGCTTCGGGATCACCCCAAAAATAGCCGGACTGGCCGGTCCCGGCGAGCGCCCCGACGAGGTCCCACCTCAGTGCGGAGGGATCGGCCCACGGGTCGTGATCGACCGGGATCAGCGTGGGGTCCCGAACTTCCGACATTCTCAGGCGACCATCAGATATTTGCCGGGGCGCCTAGGGTCGGGCAAATAATGCCGGCCGTCGGGCGCCAGGCGGGCACCGGCGGGCAGGGAACGTACCGGAGCCCCCGGCCGTCCGGGAACCCCAGCGCCACCAGGTGTCATTGGTGGTGCCGCCGGGCCGCCTGGCATAGCAGGCGCCGGCGGCCTTCCCCCGACCGCCGGCGCGGGTTGCGGAGCTCCCCCAACCGCCGCACCCATCGCCCCCAACCCCGCCTGGGCGCCGACCGGACCACCCGGGATCGGCGACATCGGCGCCGGCACCAGCATCGGCGGCGGCGGCGGCAATGCCGGCATGGTCTCGGGCAGACCCGACATCAGCGCCAGGGTCGAGGGCGAAAAATGGCGCGCCATCACCGCACCGCGCAGACGCAAGAGATCGCGGGCGAACTTGGCCACGTCCTTTTGCGCCTTGGTGATGCGGCGGGTCGCGAATTGCGTCTTGAGCTGCTGAGCACCCAACGTCTCGGTCGGGTTGGTCTCGCCGCGCAGAATGTCGGCGATGCCGGTGGTCTGGTAGATGATCCGCAACAGCCGCTCGCGGGCGTCGTAGAGCTGGGTCAGCACGCGGGCGATCTGCTCGACCGGCAGCCACTGGATCATCCCGTTGAGCCCGCCGCGGTCGCCGGCAAACCCGGCCCAATCCTCGACCGGGATCAGCTTGTTGTCGCTGCCGTCATCGACCAGCTGCTGCAATACCGCCTTGTCGGTGCCGGCATAGACCCCGGCGACCTTGAGGGCCCTCGTTAATTTCTCGATGCGGCTGGTGACCGTATCGAGCTCCATTGCCTGGTCCTGATACTCGACATAATCGGCGACCGGGACCCGCTGCTCGTTGGTCGTGGTCGCCCTGAGGCACTGGGGTGCGGGGAAAAAGCCGGGCAGTTCGAGGGGATCGTCCTTCTCGTCGAGCGGCCCGTCGGAATAACCCTTGGCGTGCCAGACGACGCGCTTGCACTTTTTGTCCCAAATCTCCCACACCGTCGCCTTTTTGAAAGCATCGCTCAGCGGACCCTGCTTGTCGCTGTCGACATCGATGCCGGTCGGCGTGTAATCGAGGTTGCATTTCTTGCCCCTGGCGGATCCAAAGCGATCGACGAGTTCTTCGCGGGTCAAGTAACTGCGAAAGGCCTTCCACCAGATTTCCTTCTCGGTCCGGGCCGGGGTCTCGCGATAATCTTCCCAAAACACATAGCGGATCGGCGCCCGCTCGGCGGCGACCGGCTGAAAGGTCGGCGCATTGCCTTCCTCGTCGGCCTCGCCCTCCTCATCCTCCTCGCCCTCGCCGAGCTCGTATTCGTAAAACACGCGTGCGGTACCGCGGCCGGGCAACAGCCGGTCCTCGACGACGGCCAGCATCACATCGTCGAGCTCCTCGATGTCGTCTTCCCAGGTCAATGCCCGTTCGAGGATCTGCGCGCCGAGCTGGGCGGCAGGATCAGCGGTGTCCTTGTGGCGCCGCGCCACATCGGGTTTGGGTACCCGCCCATAGAGCACGGGCCGCAATACTTCCACATTGGCCCACAAGATGTTGAATTTCGCGGTCCGCTGCTCGTTGGCGTCGCGCTCGTCGCGGTAGCGGTCGACGATCTTGCGGCCGCGCTTGATCCAATCCTCGTCCTCCTTCTCGGCGAGCCGCAGCTGCTGGTCCCAAAAGCGCCAGACTGCTGCCGGACCGGTGCCGAGGTCCTCGCGATCTTCGATCGCAGCCCCGGTTCCGGCGGCAAAGGCGGCGAGATCAGCCACCAGTTTCCCCCGCGTTTGAGCTGGTCCCCCTATAGAGCAGCGCCCGCACGGCGCAGTCTTTTGCTTCGAGTAACTTGCGCAGACAGACCGTGCGCTCGGGGTTGCGCGGCAAGAGCGCTACGATGTCCTTGGCGAGTTCGCCAAACGGCTTGCTCGTCGATTTCAAATCTTCGCGCAGATGGTCATACGCAAAGAACTGCAACATCGGCTCGGTGTCGGTTTCGGGCATCAGTTGACCTCAGCAAATGAAATGACGGTCCGCACAGTCCGCACCGCAGCCGGCGCAGCCGGTTTCCGCGCCCGCCCGGCGTCAGATCCTTTTCGGACCGTGGAGGCGCACGATCGCGTCATGGGTCGCGTGCTCCCAGTGCCAGTCGAGCGGCATCTGCATGCCGGTCACGACCGTGGCGCCATCGAGCGGCTGCGGCATTGGCGCGGGCTTTGAGCCGGGCACCATCTCATCGAGCATCCGGCCGATTAGGCTGAGGGTATCCACCTGGTCGTCATGCGTGCCGGCTGGAAAACGCAACAGCTCCTGCACCAGGTCAATGACCCAGGGT